AACCGCTTTCTGGACTGCTAGTACCAATACCGACGAAGCCGCTTGAGTCGATGCGCATGGCTTCTGCTGGCGTAGCGCCTGATGCAGATGTAGCAAAGATTAGGTCGTGGTCGTTACCTGCGCTTTGAACCTCTGCTTCTATGTAGGTTCCACGAGTTGTTGCATTGGTTCCTGACATCCAAAGACGTGCGGCTGTGCTTGTAGTACCGCTTGGATTGACCAAACTCAGTAATTGCTTTGATGCTCCTGCTGACGCTGTTGCGTTTGAACCAATGTCAACATTGCCGCTTGAGTCGATGCGCATGGCTTCTGTGCCGTTAGCACTAAACGCCATAAAATTAGAAGCGTGGTTGTAGCCAATTTTACCTACGTTTACAGACTCGTCATCGCCAAAGAATATTTGAGATGCGCCGTTTGCAGAGTCAATTAACAAGTTGCAATCACCAGAGCTTTGTCTTAGATGAAGCTCTTGTGACGGACTGCTAGTACCAATCCCGACGTTGCCACCGTTAGAAATACGCATGCGTTCTATGCCAGCATTCTGAAATACAAAATTATTTGAATCGTTTATTAAAGCATGTTGAGTTGTGCCATTATTTAAATAAAATACTGGATTTCCGCTAGAATCAATGCTTCTTATGCCACCCGCAACGTCAAGAGGTGTTCCCGGACTGCTAGTGCCAATACCGACGCGATTATTAGCTGCGTCAACAACAAGCGTGTCAGTATCAACAGTCAAACCATCAGCAGTCACAGTACCCGTTACGTCTATGCCTGTGGAGGTGGTGGCTATTTTGGCTGCGTTGTTATGGAAAAGGGTTACCGCACCGCCAGTCGTAGCTACTATTTTGTTTGCATTGTTTGCGGCATTATTTATTTCAAGGTTATCTGCGGCAAGAATAAGGTTGCCAGCACCTGATTCAGCAATAATTGAATGATTGCCCGTTGGCGTATGATAAATCTGTAGGTCGCTGCCACTGCCAAAAATAGCCTTCGCGTTGTCGGCAAACTCAAGCGCAGAGTCGGAACTATCAAAAACGATGTTCGCTGAAGCGCCTGTAAAAGTGACATCATCGCCAGACGAAATCACCATGCTTGTGCCGCCAGTGGTGTTACCTGCAACCAGAACTTCCGCCAACGTATCCGTCACACCAGGGTCAACCCCAGCCATAGCGTCAACTACCGCCGCACCAGATCCTGCGCCGTCTAAATAAACAATCGCAGTTTTGCCCGTCGCAATCGTCACATTCGCGCCAGAGCCTTGGCTGATAGCGATAGACTGAGAGCCGCTGGTCGCATTCTCGATGAACATCACGCGAGAAACGGTGTTTGGCGCAATGGTAAGCGTTCTAGTAGCCGTCAGACTGACTGCGGATGTGACCTTGAAATACATGGCGCGAGCGGGATCAGAAACACCGTCGCCAACCGTGGTGGTGGCGTCTGCATCTGAACCAAAAGACTGTTCAGTCGCGTATCCAAGAGCTTCACCAATCAGTTCTAGGTTGGTGTTTGTGGTCGTGCCCCATGTCCCAGAGCCTTCCCCAGTGGCCAATTCGGACAAGCGAAGGTCATTAACGTAACTTACCATTTGATCACCTGTTTATGCGGCATCTCGGCCTGCTTTGATTTCTTCGTATCCTGCGGATTGACTGGTATCAACAGTCGAGTAACCCGCAGATTGAGTTGTGCTTATGTCTCCATACCCTGCGGACTGGCTAGTATCGACAGCCGAATAACCCGCAGATTGGGTTGTGCTGATTGGATTGTAGGACGGGTCTTGGTTGGTGTCTATCTCACCCCATACCAGAATATCACCGACGCTTGCAACCATTGACAAGCCTGTGAGCTGCACAATGGCACCCGCAACCGTGCTCACGTCACCGATGGCCGAGTTTATCTGCTGGCCGTCAACAAAAACATTGTTAACCGTTCTGGCTGTTACGGTTCCTAGCCCAGATGCAATGCCCTGACCTGTGAGCGTAACATTAGCCTCTGCATCGACTGTCGGCGCACCGAGTCCTGACGTGATCGACTGACCCGTGACCTGCACGATAGCGCGAGCCACGACCTCGATAGAGCCGACGCTCGATGTGATTGCTTGGCCAGTGACGGGAACATTCGCCTCCGCGTCAACCGTAACAGCGCCAACGCCTGATGTGATCGCCTGACCTGTCGGGGTGACATTAGCCTCTGCAATGACAGTGACCGCGCCGATGCCAGATGTGATGGCCAAGCCAGTGAGCGGTACATTTGCCTCACCGTCGATGGTGACCGCGCCCACAGCAGCAGTCGCCTGCTGTCCATCAGGCGTTACATCAATAAAGAGCGGAGTGCCCCAAGCACCCAACCCCCATGTACCGCGACCCCAACCTTCTTGAGACATCAGTCAGTCAACTTTTCTTTGGCATCTTTCAGACGCTGAACCGCAGTGCTCATGATGTCGCGCACCGCATTCGTCATGAAATCTGTCGCAAGCGAAGCCTCCATCGTCTCGATGGCCTCTTCAATATCCTCTAAAGCCGTCATAGTGACCTCCAATTAAGTCACCATGATAGAGCCTATGCAGCGTTAGGGACACCCTGAAATTTGCGGCTAAGGATGCGCTGCACCTTGGAATGCGTGAGCGGAGGTATGTCGTGCAAGCTGTTTACCTGCTTGGCAATCTTGCGAGCGCCAAGGCCACGCTTATGAAGGCGATAGATTGATTTCAGAACCGCCTGTTCTTCAGGCACCTCTTCGAGATACTTGCGCGTCTTACTACCCGTCTTCACCTCAACATGACGAAAGCCGTATGGCGCAGATCCGCCAATGGCGTAGCCGCGAGATGCCCAGTCAAGCTTGCCTGCGGCAAATCGATCCTTGATGGTCGCGTGTTCGATCTCAGCAACCGCGCTCAAGACCATAAGCATAATCTGATTGGCCATAGAGTTCATATCAAACTTGGCATCCAAGCCCTTAGACTTGGCGGCATCTGGATAGACAATCGGCATCTCGCCAAACTGCTCGCAGAAGTACAGCGTGATACCAATGTCTTGCAGAACAGGTATCAGGCCAAGAAGGTCAGAGCTGGAGCGGCTCAATCGGTCAAGCCGAGTGCAGATCACCACGTCATGCTCATCGATCACGTCGGTCATGTCGCGACTAGCGGGTCGATCTAGCACCGCATGGGTGCCAGAGATGCCTTCATCCGCAAAGAACTCGGTCACCTCACGGTTGTACTTTTCACGCACAAACTCACTGATCTGCTGCTTCTGCGTCTCCAGTGAGATGCCAGACTTGACCTGCTCGTCTGTAGATACGCGGACGTAGCCGTAGATATTGTTGATTTGCTTCAGTGGGTTGCCGCTCATTTCACACCGCCTTTGTAGCCATAGTCAGTCATCTCTTCATGCAGCCGCTGCCAGTTTATGTCCAACGGCATGTTGTCGGTGCTGCGGTCAGCGAACATCACCTGACCGTCTTTGACCAGCTCCACGCCATACACCGCCTTGGGCATCCCATCGTACACGATGTCGATGTTGTGCTTCAGGCAAGTGCGGCGCACTCGGTTGTAGAAAACTTTCTTTGCTTGGGCGCTCATGCTGCGCCCTCCTGCAAGTATTCTTCCCAAAGCTTTTTCGCTTCATCCGTCGCGCCTAGCTTACGAGCCTGCGCCGCAAGAAAGAAACCCAACTCTTCATTTTCAAAAGCGTTCTCAGTAAAACGAAGAACCGCTTGGTCAACCACTTTCGCGGCTTTGCGAAACAGGCCCGGCAGCAACATAGCCTCGCAAGGCTGTAGATCGTGCTGCTGCGCGAACTTGTTAAGCTCAAGGGTAAAGCGTTTAGCGGCTTGGGTCACAATTACGTTATCGGTCATCACATTTCTCCTGTAAGTGAAATTGCATCTTAATGGCATCCGTGTCGATGTGCAACACTTTATTTGAATAAATTCTTTTGTGTAGGTGTTTGCATATGGGCACGGCATGTGGTAAGCTGTTGGAAACCAACAACGGAGAACGTGATGAGTTCCGAAATCAAAAAACCGACTTTGGCGATTGCTAAAAGACTGTTCAAGCGTCGTAACCCCAATGTCAAATTTTCTGCCGCTTGGGAAATCAAGCCGATGTGGTCGCGTGGTCAATATTTTTCGCGCGTTAGGTTCGAGGCCGAAGGTTACAAGCCCAAGGTCATGCGCTTTTACAGCGACCAGAGCGGACTAGCAATTTTTTAAGGAGAACGTGATGAGTTCCGAAATCAAATCAAAGCGCGGCCCCAACGTGACACCCGACGAGCACAAGCTCGTCGTGAAGTTTGCCAAGCAGTGCTTAAAAGAAATCTGCAAGAAACAATACGAGGTTCAAGTCGGAATCACATATCCGAAGGTTCAACCTTTGACTTACGCAGACGCTCTCAAACGATTGCAGGTCGAAACCAAGTATCGCAACCAGCGCAGCTACGGTGGTGCCAAAGGCATCTCTATCGATGTGCGGCACTGCCGAAACAATCTTACTGCTTTTCATGAATACAGGTCGTATGCCGATGATCCTGTTATTGGCAGCATCACCAATTGCGCGGACTCTGAGCTACTGCTCAAATGCGTGGTCGCGCATGAAGTGGCGCACCACATTCAGAAACGGTACGGCCCTTTTACCCGTTACCTCAAAAAGACTTATCACAAGCCGCACGGCGATGCGTTCAAGACGATCTATCGTGAGCTGCGGCGCACGTTGGTCAACCCTTACATCGAACCAATGCAGGAGGTGGCGTGATGACCCTACTTAAAACCCAATACCTTCAGCTCACCAACGAAGAGATCGAGATGCTGTCTACGCTTATGCGTAGCAGCGCCGATGATCCTCGCGTCAACGGGCTAATCGGCACCTGCTTCTGGTTCAAGTGCTACAACAAAGACGAAGAAGCCGAGCTAAAAGCTCGGTGGACGAGTATTCAGCAAAAGCTCGCTAAGTTTGTGGAGGATGAAGATGGAAAAACTGATTGAAATGCTACGCAACCACGACTGGTATTTCGAGTACAGTGATGACCACAAAGTCTGGCAGCGCGGGGTCATGCAGCGAGCGG